GTTACTTAATTTATTACCAAAAGATGTACCTAAAACTAGTGATGATGTAACTGAGTTCTTTGATTTTATAAACAAGAGGGATTAATTGATGTGGATTATAAAGAAACAAATATTTATAAGTATTGGATGTCGTTTCGACAAAATGGAGGCGAGACATTTACCTCCGTGAAAATTTTCAAGCTTTATAAAAAAATAATCGCTGATTTGCAAAAATCAAACGGCGATTTTTATTTTGACAAAAATAGGGCTAAACATCCGATAGAATTCATTGAGAAATATTGCCACCCTTCCAAAGGTAAACAAGCTAATAAACCTTTACAATTAATGCTTTGGCAAAAAGCTATGATTGAAGCGATATTTGGCTTTGTTGATATTGAAGGTAACAGAAAATATAGACGTGTATTTCTTTTAATCGGTCGTAAAAATGGTAAGTCGGCAATAGCTTCAGCAATTGGTTTATACATGATGATTGCTGATAATGAGAATGGTTCGCAAATTCTAGCAACTGCTGCTAAGAAAGACCAAGCTAAGATTATTTGGCAAGAAGCAAAGCTTATGGTCAAAAAGTCGCCAATGTTGCGGAAGATGATTAAAGCTAGAGTTGCTGATATGATAGCTGACTTTAACGATGCCGATTTCAAACCATTAGCTAGCGATTCTGATAGTCTTGATGGACTTAACGCTCACTGCTCTCTTATGGATGAGATCCATTCGTGGAAAGGCAGAGGAGGTAGACCGCTCTACGATGTAATAGTAGATAGTATGACTGCGCGTGAACAACCGCTAATTTTAATTACTACCACTTCTGGTACAACTCGCGAAGATATATTCGATGAATTAAGAGAAGAGATGGGCGATGTAATTAATGGTTGGGATAATCCAGAAGGTTATCAAGACGAACGCACAATACCTTTCATGTATGAGTTAGACGATCCAGAAGAGTGGCGAGACGAGGATAAGTGGATTAAAGCTAATCCAGGCATTGGTGTAATCAAAAAATTTCAGTCATTAAAAGAGAAGGTCGATCTTGCCAAGCAGAATCAGAGAATGATTCGGAATATGCTTTGTAAAGAGTTTAACATCAATGAATCTGACACAGATGCGTGGTTAAGTTTCAATGACTTCAACAATGAGTCTATATTCGATATCGAAGATTTGAAACCAAGATATTTCATCGGTGGTATTGATCTATCAGCGACAACCGATTTGACTTGTGCCACGGCTATTTTCGGAATGAGAGATCAACCTAATAAACTTTATGTCTTGCAACAATATTTCATACCTAGCGATTTATTTCATGAACGCATGAAAGACGATAGGATACCTTACGATAAGTGGAAAGACCAAGGTATCATTCAATTATCAGGCGATTCTAAGGTGGATTATAAAGATATAACCAAGTGGTTCACAATGTTGCAGATGAAATATGACATTTACCCCTTCAAAATAGGTTATGATGCATGGAGCTCTGGATATTTAATTGATGAATTAAAAAATACTTTCGGACCTGCTGTACCAGAAGCAATCTATCAAGGTTTTAAATCACTATCGTCTCCGATGAAGGCTCTTGGAGCGGAATTAAGCAGTAAAAACATTAATTACAATAATAATGGTCTTCTTAAATGGTGTATTTCGAACACGAGAGTGAAGATAGACGAAAATGCCAATATAAAGCCCGTTAAAGGCACTAACCCAAGAAAGAGAATAGATGGACTAGCAAGCCTATTGGACGCGTATGCGACTTACGAGAGGTATCTAGAAGAATACCTTGGGCTAGTGTAGAAAAGAAAGGAGGAAAATGAAACTTTTTAATCGAAGAATAAATGACATTCCTAAAACTGTAACATCTTTCAAGATGATTGATGAGCCAAGTTCTGGTTTTATCGGATTTGGTCAAAATGTATATGAGGCAGATATTGTCAGAAGTGCTGTGCGGCCATTAGCAACGTCCGTCGGCAAGACGATTCCGAAACACAGATTTGTAGATAAAATCAATCCAACTCTGTCAGTTTCAATGGTGCTTAATGAACCAAACGCAATAATGAGTATGCAAATGCTTCTAGAGAAAACAATATGGCAGTACCGAATCAATGGTAATGCTTTTATTTATGTCGAAAAAGACGATAGAGGTAAACCTTCATCCTTATTTCCTATTGTTTCTCAATCGCTGGAGTTGCTGATAAATCAAAGCGGTGAATACTTCATCAGGTTTGTTTTACGTGACGGAAAAACGTACACGTTCAGATATACAGATTTGATACATATCAGAAATGATTTCACTAGTAACGAGATATTAGGAGACAGTCTTTCGCCGTCTCTATTACCGTTGTTGGAAGTAGTGCAAACTACTGATCAAGGTGTTATTTCTGCAATAAAAAATTCAAACGTGGTCAAGTGGTTGCTCAAGTTCAATCAAACATTAAGACCGGAAGACATAAAGACGAATACTAAACAATTTGTTGATGATTTCCTAAGAACAGATTCTGATGGGATTGGCGCAGCTGGTGTCGATTCGAAAGCTGAGGCTGTTCAAGTACAGCCGTATTCTTATGTTCCTGAAAAAGAGCAGTCTGCAGCGACTAGACAACGCATCTTAGATTTATTCAATACGAATAATCATATTGTTCAATCTGATTTTACTGAGAATCAATGGATCGCTTATTATGAAACACAGATTGAGCCTATTTTAATGCAGCTTTCTGATGGATTTACCAAAGCTTTCTTCTCAAGAAGAGAGCGAGCTTTAGGTAATTCTATCATGTTTGAATCAAACAACTTACAATTTGCAAGTATGCAAACTAAACTTCAAATGGTTGGTTGGTTAGATCGTGGCGTTATGACTATTAATGAATATCGCATGATTGCGCTTGGATTAGAACCTGTCGAAGGTGGAGATGAAAGATTACTCCGCAAAGACACAGATAGAATAGGTCAAGAAAATAATATGAAAGGAGAACTAAATGAAGACAATAACAATTAAAGGCGATGTTGTTTCTGATGCTACTGGAAAATTGTTTGATTGGTTTGACTTGGATTCTATCTATCCACAAAAAGTAAAACAAGCATTCGATAACTTAAACGGTGATGATGTGGAAGTGATTATGACTACAAATGGTGGATCGGTTTTTTCGGGTCAAGAAATTTATGACATTATCAAAAACTATTCAGGGAAAACCACATTAAAAATTAGCGGCTTAGTTGCAAGTATTGGGACTTTGATTTCTTGTGCTTTTGATGAAGTGTATATAAGTCCAGTTGCTACTTTCATGATTCACAATCCAACATTAGGAGATGTGAGTGGAGAGAAAAGCGATATGGAAAAAGCAGCGCAGCTTTTAGAAACAGTAGAGAGAACGCTGATAAGCGCTTACGTTTCTAAAACTGGCATGGATGAATCCAAAATATCAGAACTGATGGCAAAAGAAACATTTATGACAGCACAAGAAACTGTTGATAATGGTTTCGCAGACGGTTTGATTGAATCAGAAAGTCAAACAGTATCGCTAGTTGCTGGATTTAATCTCAGCAATTCGGCTTTTATTGAGAAATTACAAAAATTGAAAGATAAAGAAGAGTCTGATTTAGCGACTGCAGAAGCAAAAGCTAGATTAAGACTTTTTGAGTTGGAGGAGAAAAAATGACAATTGACGAAATTAAAAAATTGATTAAAGCAGGAAATGTAGAAGAAGCTAACGCTGCAATGGATAAGCTTGAAGAGGAAAACAAACAATTGTTTGAAGAAAAAAAACTTGAAGGCGTAGAAAATAAAGCATTGGAAAATAAAAAACCGGAAGAGGTAATTGAATTGAAAAAAGTCGAAAAAGTTGAAGATGTAAAAAACAACGCTAAAACATCATATGAAAACGTATTTGCAAAAATTCTAATGGGCCGTGATCTAGATTTGCAAGATAAATTGAAATTTGAAGAAGTAAACAACGCTGCTTATACGCATCAGGTAGCTAATCAGCCTATCTTAATTCCTGAGACTACAATGGCTGGTATCTTGTCGTTAGTTGAAGAGCAACACCCATTCTATGGGGAAATCCGTAAGTTGAATGTTCGTGGGAACTTGACTATCAAACAACATGTGTCAGTAGATGCTGGAGACGCTGCGTTTGTGGATGAAGGTACGCCAGCTACAGATGAAAAAAATACGTTTGCAGAAATTACATTAACTGGTTTTGAATTGGCTAAATTAGTTCGTGTATCATTCAAACTTGAAGCAATGTCTATTCCTGAATTTATCTCATATATTCAAGTGGAAATCGCTGATCGTGTAGGCCGTACGCTTGGTAATGCTGTGTTTAATGGTACAGGTGTCAAACAGCCTAAAGGGCTATTGACTGTATTATCAGCTCAAAGCGGAACACCTCAAGTTGTAACAACAACAGAAGTTACATATCAAGACTTAACTGCATTGCGTTCTAAGATTGCTTCACAATTTGCACCGGGTATCAAATTCTATGCGCAATCTGCTACGATCTGGAACACATTAGCAAACATCGTTGATGGTAACAAACGCCCAATCTTCATTCGTGAGGTTGTTGACGGTGGTGTTGGTACAATCTTCGGTGTTCCAGTTGTTGAAGATGACGGAGTGCCAGCGGGCGAAGTTGTATTAGGTAACCCAGCTGCAGGTATGGTACAAAATACAAACGAGCCATTCTCTATCCAAACCGAACGTAGTGTAGTAGATCGTGAAACTCGCTATCAAGGTTACACAGTACTTGATTGGGCCGTAACTTACACTCAAGCGTTTGCGTACTTAAAAGTAACGGCAGCAGCTGGTGGAACGGGGGAGTAATTTCCCCTACTTCGTTAGGGGTACCCGACTTAGAAAAGCCGGCTAGTGACAATACTGTTGTGGAAATCAAAGCCTATTTAGATACGGCTGGTATTTATTACAAATCCAATGCTACTAAATCAGAATTATTGGAATTGGTAGGTGGATAGATTGGAAAGTAATTTGTTAGATAACCTAAAAAAACATATCCGATTGGAGGATGGCATGGATGATTCTATGCTCAGTCTATACCTCGATTCAGCTAAGAGATATGTCCTTAAAAAACTAGGATATCCACAAGAATACCTAGAAATTATGGTTACATCTGTAATGTTTGAACACCGCTTATCTTCAGAAGATTTGGCGTTGGCTTTACAAGCATTAGAACCGATATTCGCTTTGGAGGTACTTACGAATGAGCCTGGTGAATGACATGAAGTGGCTTGCTACTTTGAAAGAAGTTTATAGCGATATAGACGATAAAGACAGGCCAATAGTTGTTCGTAAAAAAGTAAGAAACTTGTACTATGTAGAAACTGGTATAACAGCTGAAGAAAAGTTTTTGTCTCAACAAGCAAAAACTAATGTTGTAAGACGTATCAAGTGCCGATACGATAAAAATGTTAGCGAGAAGACAAATGGTGTTGAAATTTCTGGAATTGAGTATAACATCATTAGAATCTACACTAATGTTGGAGAAAGAGAAATGGAGCTGAGTTTAGCATATGTCGATTAACCTCGAGCAACTAAGAGAGTTGCTGAAATCAGTTAATAAAAAGACGTATAGAGGGAATGCGCCGCCAGGCGTATCCTACCCCTATATTGTCTATTCAAATATTTCAATGGGCAAAAAAATTGCCTCAGGCAAAACAATTAAATTGATGCCACTCTATCAAATTTCTTTGTTTACAACAGGGACAGAGATGGACCTGCTACCGTTAGAGAATGCGTTATCTAAAGTTCCTCATACTGACTTTTATGGAGTTGAAATTGACGAGAACGATGATAAGGTAACTAACTTTTTCACTCAAATAAGGGTGGTTGAGAATGTCGAGTAACAACAATGGATTTCAAGAAATGGCAGACTACTCATCAAGACTCGCTAGAGTAGATCCGCAGAAAATAACGCTTGAATCACTGACAGATGCTGCCAATTTTTTTGTTGAAAAATTACTGCCAGTAATACCAAAATCTTTAATTAAGAAAAAGCACATGAGGGATCATATCAAGATAGAGATCACTGACGAAAAGGTTACGATTTATTTTGACGATACCTCTTTTTATTGGCGATTCATTGAAAATGGGACTACAAAAATAAAAGCAGTGCATTTTGTTGAAGGGACATGGCAGCAAAACAAAGAAATGGTTCAAGTTATTATGACCGAAAAATTATTAAAAGAATTGGAAGGATGAAAATGGCAAATAAAGATGTATTTTATTTTGAAGGACTAGATGATGTCCTTTTTGCACCCATGACTAAAAAGGAGACTGTATCTACTCCGCCTGAGTATGATGAGATTGTGAGATTGCCTATTGCAACCAAGCTCAAAATCAAAGGTAATGGATCAGAATTGGAGAAATGGGCATCAAGTAAAATGTTTAGGCGTGTAGCTCGAGAAACAAAACATGAAATTGGCTTGGACCATGTGGGAATACCAATTGAAGTGATGGATGAATTAAAAGGCATTGTTGCTGCAAGCGGTGTTACATTTGGCAAAAACAATGCGCGTGAGTTGCCTTACTTTGCATTTGGATTTATCGGTAATGTCGAAGGTGGTGGCAAAAAGGCCGTATGGTATCCTAAGACGCAATTGTCTATTGTGATCGATGAAGAGTACGCTACAGCGGAAGATGAAACGAAAATTGACGATGTAACTGCTAATCTAGTAGCAACCGGGTTAATTAGTAATGGAGTGATTCACTCCAGTTTCGATTCTAATCGTGACAGCGCAACAGGTGTATCGTATGAAAAATTTATTTCAGCACCTATTTATGATGAAACGCAATGGGCAGAGATTGTGGCAGCTCAATCAGGTGGAACAGGAGGTGGCGAATAATGGCAAGATTAGCCGATTATGGTATTGAACTTGATAGACTTTCAAATAGGTCAACGGTTAATATCGATGGTCATGATTTCCCTGTGGTATTATCCCACGAAGCTATCGAGTATATCGGGGTCGTATATGGAGATGATTACCAGCAATTTGAAAAGGACCTAAATAGTTTCCTGCAACGATCAAGGGGAAAACTTACTGTCTCTAAAATCAAATCTAATGATTGGAAAATTATCAAAGCATTGGTTTATGGTATGCTGGCTGCGGGTGGCATTGAAGATTCGCCAAGCGACGTATTTGCGTGGCTAGGATTACGTAATGAAACAGTTCAGGTATTTTCAAAATGCATGGAAATTTTCTCAAAAAACACTTTCCAGGTGGAAGATGTAAAAAAATCGAGGAAGCCACAAGATCATCGAAAAGCAAAAAGAAAAAACAACAATCAAAATCCCAAGAGATAGGCACTCCTTGGGATTTTTATTTATATGTTGCGATCACTTTGCTTGGGTGGGATATTAAATTCTTTTTGAAATCAACACCCACCTTGTGGCTTAAAAGCTATATACAATGGCTAGAAACAAACACTGATTTTGAAACTGTAGAATCAGTTACACTTGACAAATCACCATTTTGGTAGAAAGGGGCGGAAATGGCGAAATCTAAAGAATCCGATGTGGTTTTAAACTTTAAAATGGATGGTCAAATCCAGTATGCTCAAACTATCAAAGAAATTAATCAAGTAATGAATACCGCTGCTTTAGAATATAAAAATCACGTCTCAGCAATGGGGAATGATGCAACAGCAACTGAAAAGCTGACAGCCTCTAAGAAAAAACTTGAAATACAACTTGAAGGCGCCGAGAAGCGGACGCAAATGCTGCGAGAGGAGTATGAAAAATCAGTCAAAGAGACAGGTGCATATTCTGAACAGTCAAATAAGCTCTACAAACAGCTCGTTAATTCCGAAACTGGCGAAAATAAGTTAAAAAATGCTTTGGATCAGACAAATGACGCATTGAAGGAACAAGGAAATGTGTCAATTGATACTGCTAAAAAACTTGAAAAAATTGAAGAGGCTGGAGGCAAAGTAAAAGGTGTTGGTCAGAAACTTTCTGTGGGAATATCTGCTCCAATAGTTGCTGCTGGAGCCGCAGGGTTAGCTGCTTTTAGCGAAGTAGATGAGGCATTGGATACAATTACCACAAAAACTGGTGCAACTGGAGACAAAGCTGATAGCTTAGCACAATCTTTTGAAAATGTCGGTTCTAACACTCATTTACCACTCCAAACAGTTGGGGAGGCCATAGGAGAAGTCAATACTCAATTTGGTTTTATGGATAAACAACTTGAAGATTCGACAAATTACTTGTTGCAATATGCTGAAATTAATGATACAGATGTTTCTCAATCTGCAATCTCAGCCCGTCAAGCAATCGAAGCCTACGGGCTAAAATATACGGATTTAAATAGTGTTTTGGATGTGACTACAAAAACAGCCCAAGACACGGGGCAATCGGTAGATGATTTGATGCAAAAAGCAATAGATGGGGCACCACAAATTAAACAACTTGGGTTGAGTTTTGGTGAAGGTGTGACCTTGATGGGGAAATTTGAACAGTCTGGTGTTGATTCAGGGGCAGCATTAAGTAGTTTATCAAAAGCAACCGCTTCATATGCTAAAGATGGAAAGACACTTAGCCAAGGTTTAGCAGTACTCCAACATAAAATAAAAAATG